TCAAGAGTAATAGTACCTGCATCAACTGCATCTCCCCATCCTGTAAATTCTGTAGCGTTTGTAACTGTAGCACCAGTACTATGTATTGCTGAAGACGTTCCTTTTTGTGCTCTAGAAATACCTGTTAGTTCTGCACCAGCAACACCTGTATAAGTTATTAATTCACTACCTACTGCAATCGTTCCACCACTTGAAGGAAAACCTGTAGTAGATGCTAATCTAATTTGTGTAGCTGAACCATTATTACCATTTGTATCCGCGGCCAACCCACCGTCTAAAGTTGATTGAGCAGCACCTGTAATTGTACCACCATAATTACCAACACCATAACCATAGCCATAGGATTGTGCTGCAGGACCCACTACTTCAAAAGGATTAATTGTAACAGATCCACCTGAAGAAGCTGAACCAGCTGTCGCTGCTTGAATTGTTAAAGTTGTAGAGGTAGGTACAGATAAAACTTGAAAGTTAGTATCATCAAAAGTAGCTGTAGTTACTCCTGTTGTACCCCCTGGTAAAGTTGTTCCTGTTAAACGAATAATATCTCCGACATTTATATTGTGTGCTGCAGAAGTTGTTAAAGTTACTGATGTCGTTCCATTAAAAGTAAAAGTTGCACCAGAAATTGCTGTTGCAAGTGGACTAATATCAAAAAATTGTCCTTCAAAATATATAATTAAAAATTTGTCTGTACCAATGGCTACATATCTATTACCATCTTGGTCAACGAATGCGTGTTGTTTTCTAGCTATTCCTACTAAAGTATCTGTAAGTAATGACTGCCAACCACCAACTTTTTCTGGTAGTCCATATCTAAATCTTACATTATCTGAATCAACCCAACGACCTTCTGCTCCAACTGCTGTATCTTGTTTGTCGATTCCAGGAGCAAACTTAATTTTCGTAAGCATTAATTACTCCTATGCTGTGTTAGTTTTTAACTGCCAGCCTTTATTCGCTCCAGTATAAAATAATGTGACTGATTGATTGTTAGTAGTTAAATCTATTGAAGAAGCTGTTCCTTGAATTTTTTCTGATCCATTTGGTGCTACAACACATTTGTTTGTTGCAAAACCATTTGATGCTGACACATCCATAATAACTATTTCATCACCGACTGCTCCCGCAGGTAAAGTAATTGTTACAATATTAGCTACTGTATCTACACCTATTTGATCACCAGGAACTGCTGTGTATGTAGTTTTACTTGCAGCTGTTACTGTTGTAAATCCTTTATTCATCATTCCAAGATTAGTTGCAGGTGTACCCCCTACTGAATAAACTAACATTGTTGCACCTTCAGGAACGGGTACATAAGTTGATGCACTTTGTCCTGTAGTAAATAATGAAACTGTCCAACTATCTCCAGCTCCTCCTCTAGTTGTTCCGTCTTCTATAAAAAATACTCTATTTGCATTTCCACCTGTTGTTGATGCAGGCATTTCTAAATTACAATTACCAGATAAAGTTCCTACAAGTTTAATATAAAGATTCTTACCATTCGCGGTCGACGATCCGTCAGCTAAACTTAACGTAGTAGTACCCGTGCTTAAAGTTACTTCTACATAACCTGATGCTGCTGTTTGTAATAGTTGTAAATTAGTATTTGTAATTGCGCCCCATAGACCAGCTTTTTCACCGGTTGCGACTAATTCTAATGATAAATCTGTTGAATAAGTTGATGCCATAATTTTAGTACGGTTTGATTGGTGTCCAAACCATTGTTGCTCCTGGTATTATATCGTTCCACGTAATAACTCCTGGTTCTACTGTATCTAATGTTAAAGCATTACCAGTAGGTAATACATTTGCGTCAGCAGTTATTGTAACATTTCCAGTAGCCAAGGTCAATGAGTTTCCAGAAGGTGTTACATTGGTATCAATATTAACTGTAAATGCACCTATACCTAAAGATACTGCATTTCCTGTAACCGTATGGTTAGCGTCAGCAGTAATAGTTAACGTTCCTGTGCCTAATACTAGTTGATTTGGAGTTAAGTTTTCTGTAACAGCATCAGCAATAATACCTACACTACCGATTGTAATAGATAAACTATTACCTGTTACGACTACTGATACATCTGAATCGGGTCCCGATGTAGCAAATGGTAATGCTGATATTGCGTCAAATCCTAAACTCATAAATAATCCTTAAAAGGAGGCAGTAGGTATGTGGTGGTGTACTGCCCCCATCTAAAGATTATATCATCGTTTAAACCAACTTGGAAGACCTAAATGTGGACGCTTGTCAAACATATTATCCTTAGCGCCTGGGGTTTTACGATTGTTATAATGAAGAAAAACTTGTACGCATTCCTTGCCTTTGAATTTTTCTCTCCAATGTTCTAGCTCACAGCCAGAATAAACCAACATATCGCCTGGTTTAAGATCTACTTTGATACCTTTTTTGCCAGTCTCTCCAGATGGTTCTAAATAGATTGGCCAATCATCACCACCAAGATTCATAGTGGTAGATATTTCACAACTAAATCTATCTTTATGTCTTTTTAAAATATCACCTTTTTTATATATTCTTGCATAAGTATATGCTGGATATAATTTTAATCCTGTTACCTTTTCCATTTCTGGTTGGCATTTAAGCATTAAAGTTTCCATAGCTATATTAGAATACTGACTATAGGTTTCTGGTATCTGTTCATCCTTACCTTCGTAGTGACCTATGATATTTTCAAAAGGTGAAATGTATCTAGCATTTCTACAAGTATCATAAACTTGCTTTTGCATCATAAAATAATTTGCAACAAAAGCTGCTAGGTCTTTTGATATTGCTTGACGGATAACTGTATACTTTTTCTTTTTAAACATCTTTAGCCATTTCTTTTGGCACAGCTTGTATATTCCAATGTATAAATCTAAAAGGCTCTTTACCAAAATCTACTGCAAACTCGTGTTCTAAAAATCCTGGAAAGATAATTAATGTACCTGGTGTAGGTTTAAAGTGAATTAATTCTGATCCACCCCATACACCTTTTTGATCTGGTTTCATTTTTAATTTAGTAGCGCGTGCACCTGTTCTTGGCTCGTGAAATACAGGATAAGATGTTTTATCACTACATTTTAAAAAGTAAAAACCTGATACGTGTG